ATTGTGATGCTTTCATTGTAACTCCCGGTGGAATTGGAACTCTTTTAGAGATGGCACTCATCTATCAATTAATACAAGCACAGCATATGGATAAGAAACCAGTAATCTGTGTCGGTAGAATGTGGAGAACTTTGAAAACTTGGATTCAAGATGAAATGCTTGATAATGGTTTCTTAAATAATGAAGAGATAAAACTTATCCATTATGTGGATAGATTTTCTGAAGCAACTCACTTACTTAAAGGTCTATTAAATGAATGATACTTATCTTATTATAAATCTCAATACAGGACAAAAAATTGCAGAATCTGGTTCTTTGGAGGATGCAAAAATGATGGTAAATATAGATCCTGTAAATAGGGCATATAGAAAGAATACCTTACTCCTTGATCAAGTTATTGATATAACATCTACAGTTGATAAACAATTGCCGGGTCAACAAGGACTGCCTGCAGGAGAAGTAAAACAACTTAACCCTCATCAAAAAAGAATTTCTGAAGGTCAACAACAACCTGTAAAAATCTAATGGAAAATGTAAACTGGTTTAACTTTGCTTTTGCTCTTTATGTCATTTGGTTAGGATTTAACTATGGAAGAAATAAATCTAATGAATCATAAAACAACACTACAAGAACAACTGAGTTATATCTTTATAACACTCAAAGAAACTCTAAATATTTTAGGTACACATCTTAAGAATGCCACTTTACTCCACTTCAGACGAACTTTTGTATAATCTAGAAGCAACTACAAGTTCAGAAGCAAGAAAGAAATGGAAACAATCTATTAAACAAAAATGGAATAATCAATGTGCATATTGTGGATCTGAAGAAAATTTAACATTAGATCATATAACTCCAAGATCTAAAGGTGGAAGAGATCGTTTAACGAATATCTTATGTGCTTGTAATGAGTGTAACAAATCAAAAGGTCATCAATTGTGGTCCGATTGGTTTTTGCAGCAATCCTTCTTTACAACCGATAAATTATCTGCTATTATTGAATGGCAAAAGCAAATCACTGAAAACGAATACTATGTCTATCGTCCACGAGGAACTAAGAGGTATTGATAAATACAAATAAAAATTTATGAATCCTTATAGTATTCATCCTCTACTAGTCAATATTGGAGGATATATTATTTCAATATCTACTCTTTTAATACCGTTAATAATACTATTATGAAATTTACTGTCTATTCAAAAAATGGTTGCCCCTTTTGCTCAAAAGTTCAACAAGTGTTGCAACTTTCGAATTTAGAGCATAAGATTTATAAACTTGATGAAGATTTTACAAGGGATCAGTTTTATGCTGAATTTGGTCAAGGTTCTACTTTTCCTCAGGTAATTATGAATGATACTGATCATCTTGGGGGATGTACTGACACGGTTAAGTATCTACAGGAAAATAATATTATCTAAATGAACGTAATTTTCAACGAAGTACAATATGATGTAGAAAGGGCAATTGATTATGCCTTTCAAGGAAAATTTGTTTTAAATTTTTATGAATATTTGAAAATCAAAGGTGCAATCAAACAAGTAGTTGAAGATTTTCTAGAAAGTAAAACAGTCGATAATCTTAATGAAGTTGTAAATGATTTGGAAACATATTTAGAAGGTGGTTCTGATAATCAACATAAACAACTTCGTGAAGCATACGGTCATCTATCAAAACCTCAAGCAAGGAAAATCAAAGATTATTTGATCAATATCTTAGAGGATGCGCGAAAATATAATTATGACAAACGAAAAGGAAGGCGCAAAAAGCAAACTAAATAATTCTGAAGATCTCCATATTAATCGGGGATTTGAATTGATGCTAAGACATAATACTAGGAGGGAGGAACCATCAGAACCAAAAACATTTCAACTTCGTTTTGGTAAGATGTTATCTCTCCTGAAAAGAGAGATACATTTTCAAATTGATTTTTTATTTGATATGAAAAAAAAGTAACTCTCGGGAGAAAGCGATGGAACTATCAATTATATTAACATTCACAACTCTTTTTTGTGTAATGTTTTTGTTTATTGGTCTAATTGGTGGGTGGATATTTAAACAATATCAAGTAGAACGAATTTACGGCATTCGCAATATTCATCCAGAATTTTTTGATAGTAATGGTAATGTGGTTCCAGATGAAGTTTTAGCAGTTCGTTTTGAAGAAGGATTTTTTGATGACGAAGAAGAATCCGAAGACGAAGATTGATTAATAAATAAAACCATACTATAATAATCTGAATTGTATTAGACATTATGCCTGCAACAAAAACCGCTGAAAAACCTATAGCAAAACTTCAAGCAAATCCATTTCAATATGAAATTTTGGAACTTGCTTCAAAACAAAGAAGTAATGCAAAAAAAGTAGAGGTGCTAAAAGAGTATCGTAATGATGCTCTAGTATCTCTTTTTATTTGGAACTTTGATGAAAGTGTGATTAGTATTCTTCCTCCCGGAGCAGTTCCTTATGCTGATCCGAATGACCAATCTTCAGTTGGGGGTAATCTAACTGATTTTATAGACAGTAGAGCAAAGAATACTAATTTAAAAAATGGTGCTTATGCTGGAACCGATGAGGTAATGAATAAGCAACATACTTCTCTTCGTAATGAGTATAAGAATTTCTATCTTTTTATTAAAGGTGGAAATAATGAATTATCTCAAATTCGTAAAGAAACTATCTTTATTAATATGCTTCAGGGATTACATCCGCTGGAAGCAGAATTAGTTTGCCTTGTAAAGGATAAAAAACTCGCAGATAAATATAAAGTATCTTGGGATAATGTTAAAGAAGCATACCCAGATATTCGTTGGGGAGGTCGTTCATGACAAAAGTTGCGGAGAAAGAAATGGCACAATGGACACCAGAAGAAAAGAAAGAAATTCCTTCTCAATACGGTTGTGAACTTTTGTTTGAAAGAACAACTCTGCAACAAATTAAAGACCCATCTCTTCCCAATGATGCATATATCGTGATCTATCGGGTAAATAATGAAACATTTATGGATTTGTGTCGCGGAACAAGAGTTAGAATTTTTGATATGTATTATGATAGATTTGGTCCCGGTTCAGTTCAAAAAATTGATTTTGGGTATGGAAGGACTAGTCCTAAATTGTGGGGATATAAACCACCGGAGGGTAAGAAAAAGAAATGAGTGAAGGATTTAACAATAAATTAAAAGTGGTTGTGGATCCAGATGGTGTTGATAAACTACTTAAAGAATATAAAAAAATAAAAAAATACATGAAATCTTCTTTGTATCAAGTAAAAAAAATTGATGGAACAGAAAAAGTTGTGTCGGAACTTTTAAGCGAATACTACGATAATCCAATTGAATAAATGGGTAAGCATTTCTTATTAAACCTCTATGGATGCTCGTCAGTTCTTCTGAACGACGAGCGTTTTCTTATTGATCTTATGGAAAACTCTGCAGTTGCATCAGGAGCAACTGTTCTAAAAACGGTATTTCATAAGTTTGATCCTCAGGGCATTACTGCAATTTGCCTATTATCTGAAAGTCATATTAGTATTCATACTTGGCCTGAGGAAGGAAAAGCAGCATTAGATGTTTATACCTGCGGATCTGCAAACCCAAAAATTGGTTGCGACATAATCATCGCTCAACTTAATCCCAGCGAATATAGGTTAAATTACATTCAAAGATAAAACTGTATTGAATGTTACAAAATTGCTCGACTAATTATGGTATGAGAATTAAAAATCTCATTTCTTTGGAGAAAAACCCAATGAGCAAAGTAGTTTATAGAGGTGTTGAATATGACACCGAAATTCGTCGCCAGCAACAGCAGACACAACAACCTCAACAATATAATGAAACCTATCGCGGTGTTAAATTTGTGAAGGAGGTGAAAGAATGAAAACTTATTTCGTTCAATATTTAAAGAAAAAAGAAAAAAGTAAAAAATTTTTAAAAATAGCACAAATCAACATGGCAATGAAATCTCAAATTGCCTAATTTCAACAAAGAAGGGGGGCTTGACTCCCTTTCTTTTTTTATGTAGAATGGAATGGAATGAAATTGAATATGCCAATGAACACAGAGAAAGTAAATTTAATTGTCAAAAATATGGAACTTCTTGTTCAATCCTTAAAGGAGGAACTGAAAGATAGTAACATCGTTAAATTGCAAGATCTAATCGTATCCCAACAAATCATTGACGATGATCCTGATTATTATGAAGAGGAAGATTAATGTATACCGAACTAACGCAATTTGAAAGAGCACTTGCTCGTTTTGGAGACAAGGTTGCTCTTATTGCTGGACTTGAAATCTCAAATAAGATTTCTCCAGAAGAAGCATATCAAGAAATTAAAGATATGTATAAGGAACTAAAAAAACTTCGTAAAGCAGAAAAAGAAACATGGGGGATTGATGAATGAAACCAATTAAAGCACATGATCTACTTGAACTAGATAAAAACCTTGAAGTAGTAATGCTTCAATGTTATCCAATTCCAGAACAAGTCATTTATCAGGCAGCAAAGTGTGACTATTCTGAGACGCCTATTCATACCCAGAAAATTCCAAATTCATCAGACTGTGGTGAGTGGATCGTAGAGCGTCTTCTGAGCAATGAAAAGGGGCACTGGGGGCCTTTAGAACATCCTGGCATTACATTCTCAGTTTCTGGGTATGTACATAATGTGGCAATGCAAGCAAGAACCCATAGGGTGGGAGTAACATTTGATGTTCAATCTCAACGATATACCGGTAAGCGTGTTGTTAAAGTCGCTAGTGGAGAACTGAAACCAGAAAATGTTTTCTACGTGCGTCCTGCTGGTTTTTATACCAATCGTTATGGTAAGAAGTATGAATGGACTGAAGAAGATTATCAAGATGAATTAAATTGGATTGTTGAGGGTTGTAAGCGTTATGCTATAAAGTATGAAAAAGGAATGTGCGAAGAACACATTCGTGATTATCTTGCGCAAGCAATTCGTCAAAACTTTGTAGTTTCTTTTAACCTCCGTTCTGTTCTTCATATTATGGATCTGCGAGCAAAGATGGATGCTCAATTAGAAATCCAGGCACTTACGGAACAATTTGCTCCTCTACTTCAACGATGGGCGCCTAATGTGTGGAAATATTATGAAGAGAAAAGACTTCATCGTGCTCGTCTAAGTCCTTAAATATATAAATATGGGTAGAGCAAACCTATCATATTATGGTTTCACACTATATTTACAAAATAACCAATATCCTAAATCACAAAATTTATGTTGGAAAATCTAAAAATCCAAAAGTTAGATGGAGACAACATAAATCTCACTCTAAAAAAAGAAATACAAAATTACATTATGCTATGAGAAAATACGGTGTAGAAAATTTTATATTTGAAATTTTAGAGGAATGTTTAGAAAGTCAAGTAAATGAAAGAGAAACTTATTATGTTTCTCTTTTGGAACCATATTATAATATGACTAATGGTGGTGATGGTGGTGGATTCTTGAACAAAACCCACGGAGATAATTGGAAAAATGCAATTAAACAAAGTAACTCTAAAAAAGTTGCTTGTTATGATTTAGATGGAAATTTAATTCAAGTATACGAAAGTTGTAGAGATGCTTCTTATGATATTTTTGGTAAAGAATGTAGGGGTATTGATGCTGTAACTAGGGGAGAATATCAAACTTATGGTGGTTATCAATGGAAAACCTTTAGTAAAGAACCGCAATTAAAAATTGAAGCATATAAGAGAACATCACATAATATTAGAAGAGTGGGAAAGTATGATTTATACGATAATCTAATGCAAATATATGATAATATGACTATTGCAGCAAAAGAAAATAATGCTTCAACTTCAAAAATAACTCTAGTTTGTCAAGGTAAAAGAAAAACACACTCTGGATATATTTGGAAATATGTATAATAACTAAAATGAAAACTTATTGCATTAAAGACCATCTTACAGGTCATATCTTTAAAATTTTTGTCACTGAAGAAGATTTTGGGAAGTTTCTTACAGAAAATCCAGATGTAGATGAGTGTATTGATTGTATTGAATGTGATGACGCATCATCGATTACTTTAGAATAAATAACCTTATATAAAATGGAGGTTTAAATTGGCAACATATCCAATTATTAATACGGTCACGGGTGAACAAAAAGAAATTTCTATAAGTGTTCATGATTGGGATCAGTGGAAAAAAGATAATCCTGAATGGACAAGAGATTGGTCAGATCCATCAACTTGCCCAGCGAGTGCTGAGATAGGTGAATGGAAAGATAAACTCGTTAAAAAGCATCCAGGATGGAACGAGGTATTAGAAAAAGCATCAAAAGCACCCAAGTCCCGTGTAAAGAAAATCTAAATGGCAAGAAGAAAAAGGACCACTCAAGATAATCCAATTGGTGTTGGACTAACTGCAAAACAAATGAAACGCAGAAAACCAATTAACACAGATTTACTCTTAAATATTGAACCTTTAACTGATAACCAGTCAAAACTTTTTGATTCCTATTCTGAAGGTAAGCATGTAGTTGCTTACGGTGCAGCAGGAACTGGTAAAACATTTATT